AACTGGTTTGCTAGATTCAAGAACGTTCTTAAGGATACAGACCAGCAGGTTAAGTACACACGTAACGAAGAGAATATACATGCGTTAGTTGGGATAAAGATAATCAATACAATTAGAGAAGAATACCCAGAGCTATTTGACAAAGAACTTGAAAACAGGGTTCTAGACGAAGCTAAAGACGCATTTGAAGCTGAGTCAAAAATAGTTGACTGGATGGTAAACGGAATAAACGAACCAGGGCTCACTGCAGATATTCTAAAAGAATTCATAAAGAATAGGATAAATTCTTCTTTATTGCAGATAGGATTTAGTGCAGTATTCGACGTGGACGCAGAAAAATTAAATCAATCTATGTGGTTTGAAGAAGAGTTACTGGGCAATAATATGACAGACTTTTTTTATAGCAGACCAGTTGATTACTCAAAAAAATCTCAATCATTCGGTGAAGAAGAATTATTTTAAATATGGAAAAAATATATTGGCTAAACGAAAACAGCAGGAAATTTTTACAAAGGGGATACCTACTAGAGAATGAAACACCAGAACAAAGGATAAAAGACATAGCAGACAAAGCGGGGAATATACTTGATGATAAAACCGGAAAAGATTTTGCACTTAAGTTTGAAGAATACATGCACAAGGGTTTCTACTCCTTGAGTTCTCCAATCTGGGCAAATTTTGGGAGAAGCCGTGGTTTACCAATAAGTTGTTTTGGGTCTTATATATCAGATAGCCTAGAAAGTATAATCGGGAAAGTCGCAGAGGTATCAATGATGACAAAATATGGTGGAGGTACGTCTGCGTATTTTGGAGAAGTAAGGCATCGTGGAGCTAATATATCTTCCGGTGGAGAGTCCACGGGTAGCGTACATTTTATGGAGTTATTCAACTCTGCTATGGGTGTAGTTTCTCAGGGAAATGTTCGTAGGGGGTCTTTTGCCGCATACCTTCCAATCGATCACGAAGATATTGAAGAATTCCTACAAATTAGATCAGAGGGACATGCGATACAGGAAATGTCTTTTGGCGTGTGCGTTTCTGACGAGTGGGTCAAGAGCATGGTTGATGGAGACAGCAAAAAAAGAAAACTATGGGGCAAGGTACTGCAAAAGAGATCCGAAACTGGATATCCTTATATATTCTTTTCCGACAACGCTAATAACAATGCACCAGAAATTTACAAGATAAAGGGACACAAAATCAATGCATCAAATTTATGCAGTGAGATTATGTTATCCAATAGTGAATCTGAATCCTTTGTATGTAACCTGGCCTCATTGAATCTAGAAAAATGGGATGAGTTAATACAAACGGATGCAATAGAAACTATGGTATATTTTCTTGATGCCGTAATGACAGAGTTCATTGATAAAACAAGTGGTATTAAATACATGGATGCCCCAAGGAACTTTGCAATCAATCAGCGCGCATTAGGCATTGGTGTACTAGGTTGGCACTCATATTTACAATCTAAGATGATTCCATTTGAAAGCATGGACGCTAAGTCACACAACAATCTAATATGGAAATCGATTAGAGAGAAGACAGACGCAGCCACAGAAAACCTCGCAGAAATTTATGGCCCAGCTCCAATATACAGTGGAACGAATATAAAGCGCAGAAACGTCACGACACTAGCTGTAGCACCTACTACGTCTAGCTCGTTTATTCTTGGTCAAGTTTCTCCATCTATTGAGCCTCTTAGTAGTAATTACTTTGTGAAAGATCTGGCAAAGGGTAAGTTTTCTTGTCGCAATCCGTATTTAGAAAAATTACTAAAAGAAAAAGACAATAACACTGAAAAAACATGGAAATCTATTCTAGTTAACGGAGGATCAGTGCAGCACTTAGATTTCTTAACAGAAGACGAAAAAAACGTCTTCAAAACATTTGAGGAGACATCTCAAATGGAAATAGTAATACAGGCATCACAAAGGCAAAAATACATAGACCAAGGACAAAGCCTAAACTTAATGATCCCAGCAGATGCAAAACCTAAAGACGTAAATAAAATTATTCTTATGGGATGGGAACTTGGTATTAAAGCTTTTTACTATCAAAGGTCGGTAAATCCAAGTCAAAAACTCGCTAGAAATCTATTGACTTGCAAATCCTGCGAGGCATGATCAAAGACCCCACAACAACAAATATGGAATATATAAATACACAACAAGAAATTAATTCTTTTAATGGAGTTTTTGTGGTAACAAATTTTCTGTCATTAACTGAAATCAGGAACGCGGAAGAAATATTAGATGCAGGCGAGTGGAATCCGTTAAATAAAAATAGTCGAAACAATGAAGATGGTACATTTTACAAATGGATGCCGCTCTTCAAAGAACACAATAAAGCTCTCAAAAATAGAGATTTTAAAATATTGGAATACTTAGACATTAAAATAAAGAATATTTTATTGGAGCACGTAATAAGTAATTCAGAACACAAAGGGTTATATGTAAGAAATTGTGGAATTTTTTCTTCTAGCGTTGCTACCCCATATTATGCAGATAATTGTTATCCAGTTGATTCACAAAACAAAATAATTTCCTTGGGATATCCCGCTGAGCATGGGTTTTCGTGTGCAAAAAATTTAAACGACGTAAAAGAGTGGAAAATTAGAAAGGGATTCGAGCACTTAAAGTATTCATGCATACTTTTTTTGAATGATGACTTCACAAACGGCAATTTAGTGTTTCCAGCGCTCGAAGCGGAAATAAAGCCCGAAAGAAACAAGCTCGTAATATTCCCTTCTACAGAAAATTACGTTCATGGATCTAGGCCATTAAAAGGAGTCAAAAATTGTTTTTGTAGTTGGTATGAATCAAAATAAAAAATTTTAATAATTAGTTTTGTGAAAAAGGAAGCATACACAAAAGAGGACATGGAAGATTACGCTTTATACAAAAGCGGTTTATCATCAAATAATGAGTTTAAGAAATTAAGTAAAACTTTAAAACTAATGATAAAAGAATATGGAAAAATTTTATCTAAAATTTCAATCAACATTAAATAAGACGATAAATGGACGACTTCTACATCAGGACACAAAACGAAAAATATTCTAGAGATATAAGGCAACTTCAAAATGATTTGAGGGCTGCTGATAGTTACTTTATAAATTGTAGCAGCAAGCTATTGGCAGCCGAAAAAGAGATAGAAGAACTTAAACAAACAGTTAAAGAACTAGAAGACTTCTGCGAAGACAAAGGCCAGATAACTTCTCTATACTCTATATTATCGAATCAATCCGTGCTAATAGACGAGTCTCTCACAAAAAAACACGAATGGAAGGAAATTGCTAAAAAACTTTATTCTTCTGTCTTGCATCTCCATTCAATATCTTGTACATCTTCTGTAGCAGTAATAGGACCAAGTTTAAAGCACGAGATCGTAGTATCCATAGATGAATACGAAAAATTACTAGAGTCAGAATTATATAAATAAATATGAACACAAAATTTGATAAATTTTTAATAAAAGCTTTAGATAAAATGTTTAAGTGTGTTGGGTTTGATTCGTTTGACAGGGAGTTCACGGAACAAGATAATTGGTACACTAAAAAAACGTGGACACAGGAGCAATCCGAAGAATTTAAAAAATGGTTTATGGCCGAGGGCAAAAAAGATCTCAAATTCAACAAACAAGCACTACAGAAAGAGTACGCTTGGTTTGATTTGAAGTGGGGCTGGAAAATTGCCGAATAAAAATGGATTACGAAAAATTTAGAAAAGTAATAGAAAACCTGGAAAAGGTTAGGGAAAGGTCGCATTCTATGCACCAATTGGGTATAGATTTGATGGAATATGAAGACATATACCATAATATAATCACCAACTTACTTTTAACCGTATTCGATGAAGAAGGTAAAGACTGGATTGATTGGTATCTTTACGAGAGAGTCGGCTTTACAAACAAAGTAAACCTGGCTACAGATAAAGATGGCAACGAGATATGTTATGATATTCCCTCACTATGGGAAGAGGTAAAAAACAACTTAAAATGCAAACAAGATACAAATTCGTAGAAGTAGATGGCTGTACTGCTTTTGATTTTAGCGTAAACGACAAACAGGTTGGGGATATGTCCGAAGAGGAATACAATCAAATGATTGATTATCTTTTTGTAAAAATTAAAGAAGGATTAGAAAACCACGAAGTTCGTTTTAGGGATATTGTGTCTTTATTTCAACACGATGAGCTCAAGTATGACGAAGATCCATGTGAACAATGCGGAGATACAGTATCTACAACAACGTGGAATATATAGAGCACAACAACTAAAAACAATTTAGTAGTTTAAAATAATGGTAGCTAAATTAAGTGATGAGCTAGACCATCAAAATACATTAAGACG